TACTATCAAAAATAGTAAATGGATTAGAAACTCTTAATCTTCCAAATGCATCATAAGCATTTGATCCATTTCCACCACCGATTACGGTTGGTTCTACATTGACATTGTTACAACTCATCTTTGCATAAACCAAGTAAACCTTTGAGTTTTCTCGTCCTCTTCTTTTTGGTAATTAGTGTTTAATTGATTCTGTAAACTTTCTAAGGCTAGATTTATCTGTCTAAAAGATTCAGGTTGATACTCTCTTGGAGGTTCCGGTAAAAATACTTGTACTTTAGCCATTATCTTCTTCCATCAGGTTGTATGTCAAATCTAAATTGACCAAATCTCCAGCTTTCATCTTTACCATCATTTTCTATTTTAACTGCGGCAAGCCTTGCTCTTGCTCTTGTGTCTACTTTATCCGTAGATGAAGAAACTGTAAATGGTCCAAGCGGTGAACCTACTTGTACATTTGCTGGATAATCTCTTAACTCTAAAGTTATTTTTGCATTACCATTTATGTACTTAAAATCTGGTATAAATCTTCTTACCTTAATAAAATATTCTCCATCACCTTGAGCATCTAAATCAAAGTCTCCTGATTTAATATAAGCAGGAATAGCATTTATTGTTCCATCGGCTAATACTTCATTGGTGCCAATCTCTTGGTTGAATACTCTTGATGCTCCGTTAGACACCCCTTGAATAGTTGGAGTTGTTGGTGCAAGACTAGCAGAAAATTCAGTTGCGATTGGATCACCAAATACATGAGCATCTTGGTAAGTAGTTCTAGCTAGTGTGCTAGTAGTCCAAGTTTGTTCTGCATAATTATAAGTAACTAATCTATCTACATAACTAGAATTAGCTGTTGGATAAAACCAATATATTTCAGAATATAAACTATTATGAGACGCAAAAGTGAGTTCAGATCCATTTGCAAAGTTAAAACCTGGTGCACCATCATTTGTTTGAAATACAAAGTCTTCTACAAGAGAACCTAATGATTTAACTGTACCATCAAATACAAAGAAACCACCTGAGTCTGACATCCAAAATACAGCACCATTTGCATAAACGATTGAATGTTGACCTACACATCCGCAGTTAGATCCGACTTGTCGTATACTAAATGTAAATGGTGGACCAACAAACTGCATTAAATAAGCAGATGCGTCAGTAAGTATTAATATGTAGTCTTTTGCTTTTGCTGCACCTACAATCTTAGTTCCACTATCAATTCTAAAAGATCCTGCTGTATTTGTAGAGGTTGCTGTGTAATCCGTTAAAGATTCTTGATCCGAAAATCTTATAAACATTTTATCTTGTGTAGTTGGTGATCCAATTGTTGTTTCAGTTCCTAGTACAATTAAATGTCTGTCTCTGTCTGATACCATACTCATTACTGATTTTGTAGGAGCTCCAGACAATATAGTTGCTCTTGTTGTTACACCACTATTTGGATCCCAAGAAAAAGTTTGACCATTCTTAATAGTTGCTATTAATAGCTCTCCGTAATTATCTAATGACCATGAGCCAGGATCTAAAACTGCTTGTGAAGTTGCTCTTGGTGTTCCCCAAGTTGATCCACCCCATAGTGCTGTACCCCAACCAAAACCAAATGCTTGTAGTAAAGGACCTACTTTGTAATAAGGTTTAGTATCCAAAGTTCCATCGTTTGTTGCTCCTGTACCTGTTTCAGCTGTTGGCATTGTAATTGTAAAGGTAGTTAAAGTAGGTGCTAACTGTACCTCAAATAATACATCATCAAAGTCTGTTGCTGTGTAATCTGTTTGTCCTCCAGTAAACGATCCTGCGTTTTCAAAAGTTAAGATGTCACCTGGTTCGAGGCCGTGAGCCGTGGGGCTTGTGATTGTAACCGTAGTTGAGCCATTAGTAGTAGTGATGTCACAACCTGATTGTGCTAATGATGTATCAAATGGAGTAATGTCATAATAATCATCACCATCGTATACATATAAAATTTTATTTGTACCAAAAGCTATGTATCTTCTGCCATCTAAATCAGCCCAACTATGTGAATCTCTTGCAGCTCCGACAAGCCTTTTGTTCATTATCTCTTGCCATCCACCTACTTTTTCAGGCATACCGTATCTAAATCTAACAAAGTCCCCATCAACCCATTGGTTCTCAGCCCCTGAGTCTGATGCTTGTTTATTAAATCCTGGTGCAAACTGTACTTTTGTTAATGGCATATCTGGATTATACACTATAAGCATATATCTATAAAGATTAGGCTTTTTTAGGTAAAACTATATTCCAATCTAGCTTAGATAGCAAATCTTGTAAAGTAACATTTTTAATGTTATTTTGCTTTATATAATTTATCAATTCTTCTATATCAACTAATATCCATTTACCTTGATTTTCAAATAATACCTTATCTGCTTTTGTATTAATTTTAATATTTTTAAAATCTTTATGTCTTCTAATATCAATATGTAATAATTGATTACTTAAATTTGATTGATTTATAAATCCAGATACCTGCCAATCATAATTATATTTATTCCAGGTTGGATTATCTATATATTGTGATACAAAGTCTTGATTCAGATCTATTGACATTTTTAACGTATATATATAAAAATAAAAAAGACAAGAACTTATGAATGATATACTTATACATACAATAAAAGATTTTCATTTACATAAACAAAAAATAATAGATTTAATTTATAAAATACCACAGAATCCTTATGAAAATATTTTTCATACTGATTGGAATTTGCCTAGAGGAATGCGTAGAGAATACTTAGAATATTTAAACTCTACAAAAATATTAAAAAATTTTATTAAAGATTTTTATAAATTTTTAAATATTACATTATGTAAAATAGATATTAAAATAGGTAGTATTTGGTTTCAAGTTTATAAAAAAAATAATTATCATGACTATCATACACATGGTGAATGTAATTTTACAAACGTAATGTATTTAAAATTACCAGATGCTAATCTTAAAACTGATATAAGAGGACCAGGTGAACGTTCAATAAAATATAAAATTGAAGAAGGTCAAATATTAAGTTTTCCAAGTTATTTTTGGCATTGTTCACCTATCAATAAATTAGATTCAGAAAAAATAATTGTTTCATTTAATACAAATTTATTTACAGTGCAAAAATAAAAAAAATTTATGAACTTACAACACTCTTATTATTTTTTTAAAGATGTTATACCACATAGAATATGTGATGACATTATAAAATTATGTCACATTAAAAAACAACAGAGAGGTACAACAGGTGATTTTGGAAGGGTTTTATCTAAAGATGGTAAAATAACTAAAAAAGATATTCAACAATTAATAAAAATTAGAGATTCAAATATTGTATGGTGTAATGAATATTGGATTCATAAAGAAATAATGGAATATATTAGAATTGCCAATGTAAATGCAAATTGGAATTTTGAAATTATTAATTCTGAAGATATACAATTTACAAAATATGAACCCGGACAACATTATGATTGGCATCAAGATTCTTGGAAGGATGTATATAAAAATGATCATCCTGTAGAAAATGTAAGAGGTCTTGCAAGAAAACTTTCAGCAGTAGTTTTATTGAGTGATCCTAATGAATATACAGGTGGTGAATTTAAAATTTTTTTACCAGAAAGTCCTAAACGTGCCAATAAAAAATGTATCAAAGTTGTGGAAGAGTTAAAAACAAAAGGTTCACTTATTGTTTTTCCATCTTATTTTTTTCATAAAGTAGAACCAGTATTATCTGGAACAAGATATAGTTTAGTATCTTGGTACCTTGGGAGACCTTTTAAATAATTATGAATGATTTTAAAAAAAATAAATATTGTGTAATTAGAAATGCTCTTTCAAAAGAGATGAGTGATTTTTTATATCATTATAGTTTATTAAAAAAACAATCTGTTGCTACTATGATGAATAGTAAATATTTAAATCCATTTGAAACTTTTTTAGGAACTTGGGAAGATAAACAAGTTAAAGATACCTATTCTCACTATGCTGATTTTGCCATGGAAACTCTTTTATATAAATTTATTCCAATAATGGAAGAACACACTAAATTAAAATTAGTTCCAACATATTCTTATATGAGAATATATAAAAAAGGAGATATTTTAGCTCGACATAAAGATAGACCAAGTTGTGAAATATCCACGACATTAAATTTAGGTGGAGATGCTTGGCCTATTTTTGTAAGTCCAAATGAAAATGTAGGTATTGCAAATACTTATGGAGGTAAAAAAAATATTACTATGGCTAGTAATGCAAAAGGTAGTGCAATTAATTTAGCTTCTGGTGATATGTTAGTTTATAGAGGTTGTGAATTAGAACATTGGAGAGAAGAATTTCAAGCAGATCATTGTGTACAAGTATTTTTACATTACAATAGAAAAGGCACTAAATTAGCTAAAGAAAACTTAATGGATAAAAGACCCCATCTTGGTCTACCTGTCTGGTTTAAAGGAAAAAAATGATTTTAGACAAATTACAAAAAATAGTACAATCTTCAGATATTAATGTAACAGAAGAACAATTATTAGATTTATTAAAAAATACTAAACGGTGGCCTTATAGATATCCATGGAACCAAGCTACTGTAGAAATAATAAATAATCTAGGTTATTTAACAAGTGATTTATTTTTTACTACAAGAAATCATTCAGGCGTTTCATATTTAGACTATGAAAAATGGAAAAAATATTACGATTTAGGATATACAACTATTATTTCTAATGTTTTAGATTTAACTGAAGAGTTAAGAATACTAAGTAAAAAATTATCTGATGCGGTGGGTCTTAACATAAATGCTAATTTTTATTTTTCTAAACCTGGACAAATACCTAGTTTTGAACACCATAATCATAATTATCATGTAATTGTAAAACAAATTTATGGTAATTCTGATTGGAAAGTAGAAGATAAAAAAATAACTTTAAAACCTAAAGATACTTTACTTTTACCTAAACAAACATTACATAGTGTTATAAATAAAAAAAATAAGAAATTATCTTTAACTATAAATATAGAGTAATATGGACGAAATAGAAATTTTAAAAAATAAAATAAAAGAACTAGAAACTGAAATGACAACTGTCAGAAAAGCGAGTACTGCTCAAACAGAATATACAAAAGATTTAAATAATCTTATTGCAAAACAACAAATGCATATAGATGAATTAAATGGTATTGTTGATAGATATACAGTTCAGATTTTAAAATTAAAATCTAAAATAATTAATCAATAATTATTTTGTCCCAAGTTTGATTGGATTCATTCCAATTATAATAATCTCTTTTACCATCTGTTGTAGTAGAAGGCATAGCTCCAATTGGACTTTCCCAATCATCATTAGCATTTAATACCCATGAAGGATAAGGTTTTGGATTAATAAATTTATCTTTTGTCGAATCATAAGTTCCACCAATTACAGCAGCTTGTTTTCTAAAAGAATTATCATCAGTCATTTCTACCCATTTTACACCTGAATCAGATAAAGGAATTATTGTTTCTACAAATTGAGCTGCTTCTAAAGATTGATGACCACCGTTATCAATAACATCTTGATCAGTTATTTCTATGATTTTTAAAACTTCATCTAAACTGTTTATTTCTGCAAATTTTGCCATAATTATGATCTCGTTAATGTTCCTGAAGACGTAAATTTAAAAATTGTACTTCCATCTGGATGAGGATATGACGCTCCAGCAGGTGCAGGAGATATAGCTAAAGCAGGTGCTATGTCTGCAGGTGCTTTAATCATGATCATACCAGATCCACCAGATTCACCGGGAGTATCTACACCAGAAGCTTGTGCAGAACCACCGCCTCCGCCACCGGAATTACTTTCGCCAGGGTTTCCACCAGAAGCAGTTCCTGGTCCTCCATTTCCTCGTCCGCCTCCACCAGCTCCACCAGCAGGAAGAGGATTAGCATCATTTCGTCCAGCTCCACCGCCGCCTCCACGAGTAGAATTTGGTCCATTACTTAAACTAGGCCACCAAGGTTCACCAGCTGCTCCAAAATATGGAGCGGCATCTAACCCTGCTCCTCCAATACCGGGTCCAGGTACTGGACCACCACTAAAACCACCACCAGGTTGACCTTGAGCAGAAGCTCCACCGCCTCCGCCACCTTCACCAGGTCCACCACCCGGGAAACCTTCTGGTGGACTATATCCACCAATATTTCCTGTACCAAGGGGACCACCACCAGAACCTCCAGGACCGCTAGGGTTACCGCTAATCCAACCTCTACCTCCACCTGAAGCACTAATAGGTGTTTTTGCAGCGAATGTTGCATCACTACCTTTTGAATTTAAGGGACCACCGCCACCAACTGTGACTGTCATAGGTCCAGCATCTAATGCTACTTCTTCTACAATTCTAACTCCGCCAGCACCACCGCCGCCAGAAGTTGATACTGGATTTGGTCCAGTTCCTCCGCCTCCAGCAACTAATAATACGGTTACAGTAGGTCCAGCTCCACCAGTAGTAAAGCCATAAGCTCCAGCTGATCCTGCTGCTCTTGATCCTAAAATTGGCATCTTTCTATATTCCTCCTATTATGCAAACTGTACTTGAGAAGCTAACACTGTAAATGTAGCATCTGCAGTCTTTATAACAGTATAAGTGTATACGTCAAGTGAGCTAGCGTTTCCACCTGTAGGTGCTGAACCACCTTGCCATTCTGGTGTAACACTTGATCCATCAACTTGTACAGCTGAATTGTAGTATGCAGTTCCACCTTGTTTTACAATGTGTGCTACTGTTATTGATTCTCCAGTATCCATAATTGAATTTAATGTGTTAGAACCATCACCTCTAATGTTTAATGTCCAGTTACCTGAAGCATCTGTAGTGAAGTTCCACACAGCTTGAGTTAAAACATCGTAGTTAACTGTGCCTGTAGCAGCTGTTGCTTCAGTTGTAACTTTTTCTGCAGTTTGTTCAATTTTAGCTCCACCGTTTAAAGTAACTCTTCCAATACCTTTTGGTGTTATATTTAAATCTACGTTTGTATCTCCACCTGTTGCTGATAATTCAGGAGCATTTCCTGTAGCTGCGTTTGTTGCAGTCATTTCGTTTACAGCAGAAGCAGTAGTTGCAAATTTAATTTGTTCGTTATCGTTTTCATCATTAATTGAATTACCATTATCAATTAAAATATTGTTTCCGTTGGCATCTAGGTTACCACCTAATTGAGGTGTAGTATCTTCAACTAAATCTTTCATGAAGAAAACATCATTAACATTTGTTCCGTCTGCAAAAACTAAAACAGTTTTACCTGCAGGAATAGTAACACCTGTTCCTGATACAGTTTTAATAGTTAATGTGAAACCTGCTCTAGTAGTATTATCTGCAATAATGTAAGTTTTTTCAATTCCATCTGGAACATTTACAGTTCTATTTGCGGCTAAAGTTCCTGTTAGTGAAAGAACCATATTTCTAGCGTTTGATAGAGTTGCGTTAGTCATAGCTAAAGTTACATCTGCTGATGCAACATCAATAGCTTCATAACCTGCAATTGCTTGTTGTACTAAGTTTAAGTTTGTATTTGTTTTATCGCCCCATGTACCAGAGTTTTCCCCTGTTA